AATGAACCCTTTTGATTATGTAAATGCAATTAATTATTCCAAAAAAGATATTATTGAATCTGATGCCGAGGAGAAAGCGTATAATCCTTTTATTGTAAATCGATCTTTGTCATATTTCCCTGATACGGTCGCCGCAGCAAATATTATGAACAAGTACCACAATTTAGACAAACGTCTACAATTCGACTTTTTACTAAATATAGTTAGAAAACGTAAAAGGTTTTCAAAGTGGAACAAACTTGAGATTGAAAGTGATGTTGATGCGGTAAAAGAATATTATGGATATAGTTATGAGAAAGCAAAGCATGCCTTACCTCTCCTTTCTAAAGAACAAATCGATCTAATAAAAATAAGGATAAACAAAGGTGGAAGACAATAATATCTGGTCTCCAGCAGATATGCTGGAAATAGTGCTAAATGAACCGGATGACTTTCTAAAGGTTCGCGAAACACTCACACGAATTGGAGTCGCTTCTCGCAAAGAAAAGAAGTTGTTTCAATCCTGTCATATTCTTCACAAACAAGGAAGGTACTTTATCGTACATTTCAAAGAGTTGTTTTTGCTTGATGGCAAGAAATCTAACTTAGAAGAATCCGACGTCCAACGAAGAAATACAATCGCAACTTTACTTTCCGATTGGGGTCTAGTCCAAATCGTCAATGAAGAAGTTGCTAAAGATTGTGCGCCATTAAGGCAGATAAAGATTATCGGATTTAAAGAGAAATCCGAGTGGGAATTATGCCCTAAGTATAATATTGGCAACAACAAGTAAAAATGTTGAGTCATGAATTATTGAGTAAATTTTTGAAGAGATATCCCAACCTTCCGAACCCGAAACATCAACCAAGGATCTTTGAGTTTTATCTAAGGGTGTTTATGCGGGAAGAAGGTCTGGGATCATCTCCAAAATCTAAAATTGATATTAAAGTTTAATCGGAGTTTATTATGAGAACAGACATCCTAACAACCCTCCAAATGCGCTATCGAGCAGAGATGCTCACCGCTAACTGCAACGTCCGAACCTACATGGAATCTTCTACTGGCATCGGAGAACACTCTGATATCGTAGAGGCGGTTGACGGTGAAGTTAAAAAGTATAACGAAGCAAAAGAATTACTTGCCGCAGTCAGTAACCTGATTGAGTTCTACAACAAAAAGAACGAAGATCAGAAAAGAAGAGATGCGGAGAAAGATGAATTCTTAGAGCAAGCATTCGCTAAAGCGATCGCTGAGTTGAAACCCGTTGAAGAAGAAATTGTCGAAGAAGAAATTGTCGAGGAAGAGTCTGACAATGATAGTCAGTCACAAGTATAAATTCATCTTCGTCAAGACGACAAAAACTGCCGGAACAAGCATTCAATACGATTTATCGAAACACTTGGGGGGAGAAGATATCCTCTCCCCGATTGTTCCTCGTATAAAAGGATACAAAGAAAGAAATTTCAGTCAATATCCTAAACACGTGTTGAGAAGTCACTCTACAGCAACAGAGATAAAGAAAGTATTCGGCGAATCGGTGTTTGATAATTACTTCAAATTCTGCGTAGAAAGAGAACCTGTCGACAAATGCATCAGTCATTACTCTATGCATAAGAACAAGTTCGACGGTTTTGAATCTTACATTGAACGCGGAGCATTCCCGATTGATGTAGGAAAATATGCTGACTTAGATACAGGTAAACTGTTGGTTGATAAAATAATTCGATACGAAAACCTCGAAGAAGAATTCAACGACCTAATGCTTCAATTAGATATCCCTTGCGTAATTACTTCCAAAGCGAAAGGAAATTCTAGAGTCGATATTGAGGTCACAGATGAGCAAAGGAAGATAATTTATTCGGCGTTTCATAACTCAAATAAATTCTCAAGATATTGACTTACCTTCTAAAATTTAGTATAATTTAGTATAAATAAAATCGTGATGCCGAATTGTTCGGGTCACACTAACAACACCTCGCTTTAATAAAGGAGAAACCGTTATGGTAACTAAAGCATTTACGTTCCCACGTTCACATTTCATCGGGTTTGACCACGTTTGGTCGGAGATCGAAAGACTGTCAGAAATGACAGACAATAAGGTCTACCCACCACACAACGTTGTGAAACATGATGAAGAGAATTTTTCAGTAGAACTCGCGCTCGCAGGATATGCGAAAGAAGATTTAATCGTCGAAGTAAGAGATGGAATCCTTCTAGTAGCATCGGACACCAAGTCTGAAAGTCAGGATCGCGAATATCTGCATAAAGGAATCTCACAGAAAAAGTTCAGAAGAACATTTAGACTATCAGAACATGTTGTTGTAGATGGAGCAGACTTCAAAGATGGTTTACTAGTCATTGACCTGAGAGTACAACTGCCTGAGGAGAAGCGTCCCCGTACCATTACCATTGGATAATTCGGAGGAACCGATGAGAAAACTAACCCTTATGTGTTTATGTTTTCTTTCTTCATTCGCAACTGCTGGTGAGATAGAGGAATTAATTGTTAGCGCAAGACAAGTTGAAGTCGTGTTGGCAAATATTTCCTTAGAACATAAACAAAATCCCTTTACAGGATCTTGGTATTATGTCGAATCAAAGCAAGTAGACGAAGATGACAGAGAGGAGAAAGAGGGCGAATAAGCCCTCTTTTTTTATGCTTGACTTTTAACGCAAAATTATGTATGATGGTTGAATGAAATTTTATACGAATGTAACGAAATACGGCAACGACATCCTTTATCGTGGATACGAAAACGGTAAACGAGTCGAAGAAAAAATCCACTATAAACCCACCCTTTATGAATACAACCGCAACGGCGAGTACCGAACCCTTCACGGAGTTCCGGTCAGTCCCACGTTGCACGGTTCTATGAGTAAAGCACGGAAATCTATTCAAGACAACCAAGACATTACGAACCGAGAGACATACGGGCAAACTAATTTTGTCACTCAGTTTATCTCGGATAGATTTCCTTATGAAGTCCGATTTGATAAAGATCAAATCAATATCGCAACGATTGATATTGAGGTGCAGTCTGATGCGGGGTTTCCCAAACCAGATGAGGCGGCGCATCCAGTAACAGCAATCGCAATCACTAATAACCAAACGAACGTCTATTATGTCTGGGGTCTTGGTGAGTATGACACGACATTGACCGAGCGCGAGGTTGTTTATTACCATGCAGACGACGAGCAAGACCTACTAATTAAATTCCTTGATTGGTGGAGCGCTAACTGCCCTGATATCTTGACCGGTTGGAACTCTCGCTTGTTCGACGTCCCTTACCTTGTGAATAGAATTCGACAAGTAGTAAGCGACAACATGACCAAGAAGTTCTCCCCATGGGGTATGATACGCGAGAGGACGAAGCGAACCGAATACGGTACTGAAATCGCATATGACTTCGATGGTGTGGCGCAACTAGATTACTTAGAAGTTCTGCAGAAGTTCACCCTCAACACCCTAGGACGCCAAGAGTCGTACAAACTCGATCATATCGCCCACGTGGTACTGGGTGAAGAAAAACTCTCGTACGAGGAACACGGCAACCTCCACACCCTATACAGAGAAGATCATCAAAAGTTTATCGACTATAATATTCAAGATGTCTATCTCGTCGAGGCGCTAGACGAAAAACTCGGTTTGTTCTCATTGCTGTTCACGATGGCATATCAGGCAAAAACGAACTATGGCGCCACCCTCGGCACGACTCAGATATGGGACACCGTAATCTATAATGAGTTGCAAAAAGAAAATATTATTATTCCTGCTGAACCACCCATTCAGCACGACCTCCCGAAGATCATTGGCGGATATGTTAAAGAACCGATGGTCGGCGCACACGACTGGGTTGTTTCATTTGACCTTAACTCGCTATATCCGAATATCATCGTTCAATACAATATGTCGCCCGAGACGATTGCCGACGAGGGAACCAAGACTGCCAACGGTGTTTTCTATCGTAAAGACAAAGAGGGTATTATTCCAAAAGTAATTCGAAAGTTCTATGACGATCGTGTTACAATCAAAAAAACTATGTTGGTGAAGAAACAGGAATATGAGAAAGCGCCAACCAAGAGACTAGAGAATGAGATATCCTCGCTAGACAATCAGCAGATGGGTATTAAGATCCTGATGAACTCACTTTATGGCGCACTCGCTAACAAATACTTTCGGTATTTTGATCAGCGTATCGCTGAGGGAGTCACGTTGTCCGGTCAACGGGCGATTAAAACTGCCGAGTTAGTTGTTAACGATGAGATGAATAATCTCCTCAAGACTGATAAGGACTATGTCATCGCGATTGATACTGACTCAGTGTATATCAATATGGCACCTTTGGTCGAAAAGTTTAAACCAAAGGATCCAGTTAAATTCCTCGACAAGATCTGCGAAGAATATTTCGAGAAGAAGATTGCTGATGGATACCAGTATCTTGCTGATGAGACTAACTCGTACGAAAACCGTATGTTGATGGCACGCGAGGCAATTGCTTCTCGGGGCATCTGGACTGCTAAGAAAAGATATATTCTAAACGTCCATAATAACGAGGGTGTTCAATACGCTGAACCCAAACTCAAGATGATGGGGATTGAAGCGATCAAGTCATCTACCCCTCAGGTTGTCCGTGATAAGTTCAAGGAAATCTTTCGAGTTATTGTAGAAGGGCAAGAGTCGGACGTCCAGCAGTTTATTCGTGACTTCAAATCCGACTTCAAGCAAATGCCACCCGAAGCGATTGCATTCCCACGCGGCGTTTCTCAGGTGACTAAGTATGAGCACAGAGAGACAATCTTCGCCAAGGGAACACCGATGCATGTTCGTGCCTCTATACTATACAACAAACGTCTTCAAGATCTAGACTTAGAACAGAGATACGAAACAATCAAGAACGGCGAGAAGATAAAATTCTTATATCTTCGAAAAGCAAATCCAATCAAACAAAATGTTATCGCATTTCCTCAGAGACTTCCGCCAGAATTTGGCTTGACTTCTTATGTGGATTATGATACAATGTTTAATAAGACTTTTTTAGGTCCGCTCGAACCTATACTTGATGCTGTTGGGTGGGCGGCAGAACCACGTGCAACACTTGAGGATTTTTTCATATGATATCAAAAACGCTTCCATATAAAAATGCATGTTACGGTTGCGGAAAGAAGGTAAGTTTGTCGCTCTTAACTTGGGCAGAACAGAAAGACCCCATAGAAGATCGCAAAGCAAGATGTTCTTCTTGCTGGTCGAACTATGTCAAGACAAGACCCGAAGAACCTATTTCTAAAGGATATCTCGACGAAAAGGATCTAGAGGATATTTTCGAGATGATGAATGTCAATTCAATTGAAGAACTTTTTGCCTAATGTATTCATTAACGATATTTAAGAATCGGTATGACAATAAAACGCACAAACGAATGCTCTTCGATTCTTGGGAGCAGTTCGTTGAGTTATTGTCTTGTCTTTCTGAAAGAGAAGAAACGAAGCAGACTGCTTCGCTAATTAGTCCAGCAGTTTATACCAAGGACACAACGCGAAGTAACAAACACGTTGAATGCTGGGGTCACTGGGCAGCAGTAGATGTCGACGATCTCGAGTTAAAAGAAGGTGTCACGGTCTCAGATTATTTGACCGAACGTTTCGGTTCTTATGATTTCGTTTGCTATAGTACAGCATCCTCTAAATCCGATAACCCGAAGTTTCGTATTGTTTTTAATCTCGAAAACGAAGTACAACGCGGAGACATCAAGGCATTCTGGCATGCCCTGAATACTGAACTCGGAGATATTGGCGACAAGCAAACTAAAGATTTGAGTCGTATGTATTATGTTCCTGCAAAATATGTCGGTGCATATAACTTCTTCTTTGTAAATCACGGCGAACCAGTAGATGTCGATTACCTTATCACGAAACATCCATACAAGGAACGCGAGGGTAATTCATTCCTAGATCGTTTGCCAGAGGAGATGCAGCGCGCTGTCATACAGCATCGTAAATCTCAGATGGAGAACACAAACTTCTCATGGACGAGTTATCACGATTGCCCATTCTTTCCGAGAAAACTGTCGGTTGAATACAGAACACTTTCTTCGGGTGGAACGGGTTGGTATCATAAGATGTATCAAATAATGATAGCGATCGCGGGAAATGCTATCAGTAAAGGATACCCAATAACCGCAAGAGAAATAGCACATCTCTGTAGTCAATTTGACTCTGATAATGGAAATTGGTATAATAATCGTCCATTAGAGAAAGAAGCAGATGGTGCAATTGAATATATTTACAGAAATGGATAGGAGAAATAAATGTCAATAATGGCAAAACTTAAGAAGAACTCAAAGGTGTCCGGCACTTCAGTGCTCAGTCAGTCAGAGTTTTTCAAAGATAGAGAAGTTACGACAATTGATGTTCCAATGCTCAATGTGGCATTGTCTGGTCGTATTGATGGTGGATTGGTCTCAGGTATGACCGTCCTTGCCGGTCCATCTAAACACTTTAAAACTTCATTCGCATTAAAGATGGCGAGCGCATATCTTGACGCGCATCCCGAAAGCGTAATGTTGTTTTATGATACTGAGTTCGGTTCACCGCAATCTTACTTTACCAACTTTGGTATCGACACCGACCGAGTTCTACACACTCCGGTAACGAACGTCGAAGAACTAAAGTTTGATCTGATCAACCAATTAGAAAACATCGAAAAGAGTGACAAGGTAATTATCGTCATTGACTCTATCGGTAACGTCGCTTCGAAGAAAGAACTAGACGACGCCATCAACGAGAAAGCAGTTGCTGATATGTCTCGTGCCAAAGCGCTCAAAGGTTTATTCCGGATGACGACACCTTACCTGACGATGTCAGATATCCCGCTGATCGCGATTAACCACACATACAAAGAGATTGGTCTGTTCCCGAAAGATATTGTCTCGGGCGGCACAGGCATTTATTACTCTGCAGATAATATCTGGATCCTTGGTCGTCGCCAGAACAAAACTGGTACAGAAGTCACTGGGTATGACTTCATCGTCAACGTGGAGAAATCACGCTATGTCAAAGAAAAGTCAAAAATCCCTATCAGCGTTTCTTGGGACGGTGGTATTGAGCGTTACAGCGGTTTGTTGGATGTTGCTATTGCTGGCGGGTATGTCGTTAAACCTAGTAATGGGTGGTATCAATTGGTTGATACTGACAGCGGAGAAGTTATCGGCACCAAGGTTCGACAGAAAGAAACTCTGACTCAAGAGTTTTGGGCAGACCTTTTGCAGAACCAACGATTCCTTGATTTCGTTCAGAATCAATATTCTATCGACAAGCGATCAGAAGTCGAACTTGACTTTGAGGCAGAATACGAATGATGTCCGAAGGAGTAGATTACGAACTGACTCCATGCGACCAAGTCGAGAATGATCAAGCGTGGGACATTCGTGTCCTGCGTGGGGAATTTGTTGAGTCGGTATTGCGTTTCGGTAATATTAGTTTTAACGAAGAAAATGATTGCCTTAACTTCAATTTTTTAGTAATATCAAGTCCTAACAGTTCTGCAACTGAAGAAAATGAGGCGTTGCAGATATTTGCCGGCGATATACTGCAGTCTGTGTTAGAAGATGCAATCGCCAACGACGCGTTACTAACTAAGGAAAGAGATGAAGACTGATCTTGAACAGGTTGTTATTCGAAATATTCTCAATGATGAGACGTACATGCGGAAGGTCATTCCGTTCATCAAGAAAGAATACTTCGAAGGTGTTTACAAATTAATCTTTTCAGAAATCACCAAGTTTGTTGGCAAGTACAACAAAATCCCCAGTCTAAGTACCCTGCAAGTAGAGATCGAGAACAGCGATAGATTCAACGCTAACAACTATGGCGAAGCGATGGAACTATTGCCCTCGGTGTTTCATAAAGTCGAGGAGAACGAGCAGTGGTTGTATGACACGACTGAGAAGTGGTGTCAGGATCGTGCGTTGCATAACGCGATCATGCAATCAATTACGATCATTGATGGCAAACATCCGGATCTCTCTAAGAATGCGCTTCCTGATATTCTGCAGAAAGCACTAAGTATTTCTTTTGATACCAATGTCGGTCACGATTATCTCGAAAACGTCGATGAACGTTTTGACTTCTATCATCGACAAGAAGAGCGCATCCCGTTTGATCTGGATTACTTCAACCGCATCACCAAGGGTGGGTTGCCTAACAAGACGTTAAACATCGCGCTTGCGGGTACGGGTGTGGGCAAGTCACTGTTCATGTGTCACTGCGCCGCCAATGTTCTATCACAGGGCAGGAACGTTCTTTACATTACGATGGAGATGGCAGAGGAACGTATCGCTGAACGTATCGACGCGAACCTCTTCAATTTACCGATCGATCAGATTGGTAATCTATCTAAGAATATGTTCCAAGACCGCGTTAAAACCATCAGTGAGAAGACGAACGGCAAGTTGATCATCAAAGAGTATCCGACTGGTGCTGCGCACAGTAACCACTTCCGTGCGCTGTTCGAAGAACTGAAACTCAAGAAGAAGTTTGTTCCTGAGATCGTGTTTATTGATTACCTAAATATCTGTGCGTCTTCAAGAATGAAAGGCATGGGAGGGTCAATAAACTCATACACATATGTAAAGGCGATCGCAGAAGAACTTCGAGGTTTGGCGGTCGAGTTTGATGTCCCTATCGTGTCGGCAACGCAAACTACGCGATCGGGTTACTCTAACTCAGATCCAGGACTGGAAGACACTTCAGAGTCGTTTGGACTACCTGCTACCGCTGATCTTATGTTCGCTCTCGTATCCAACGAGGAACTCGAGAAGTCGGGTCAGATTATGGTTAAGCAGTTAAAGAACCGTTACAACGATCCGGCGATGTTTAAAAGATTTGTAATTGGGATTGATAAGTCGCGAATGGTTTTATATGATGTAGATGAGTCACAGCAAAATCTTTCCGTCGAACCAGAGAATGATATACCACTTTTTGATAAGACGCCGTCGGGAGAGAAACTTAAAAACATAAGAATATCTTAAAGGGGAATCGCATGGACGGATATTTACACACGATCATTGCAACAGGTTTGTTATTCGCATCGTTTTGGATAGGAAAGTTTTTCGGTAGACGCGAAGGTGAGATGTACGTTTGGGATATTATTGGTAATATTTTTAATGCAGTAAAAATCGAAATTAATGAATCCGGAGACATGATCGTCACGGATATGAACGGGAAGGAGAAAATCGTAAAATGAAAGTTCTACTTTTGGGATTACCAGGATCTGGCAAGAGCACCCTTGCGGAACCGGTTGCGAAGGCACTAGGTGCAGTTTGGATTAACGCTGATCAGGTTCGAGAGCGTTACGACGATTGGGACTTTTCTATGGAAGGTCGCATTCGTCAGTCTTCAAGGATGAAGCATTTGTCGGATGGAGTCGTGATGGCAGGAAACGTTGCTATCACTGACTTTGTCTGCCCGACTGAAGAAGCACGAAGTAATTTCGATGCAGACTTTGTGGTTTGGATGGATACGATTGAAGAAGGTCGATTCGAAGATACGAACAAGGTCTTTGTTCCACCCGCTAATTATGATCTTCGAATCACTGAGTGGTCTGATGTTAATGAAGAAACACTTGAGAATGCAATTAGAGGCAAACTGAATGAACTATAGGTATCGTGAAGGTGAGTTGATTGCTGAGTTTCAAAAATATATTGACTCGACATACCAACAACATTATGTTACTGACGGGAAACAGACAATGGATAGCATCATTGCCAATGGGCATGGTACTGGTTTTTGTTTGGGTAACGTCGACAAATATAAAGATCGTTATGGAAAGAAGGGCGAGACACCGAATGAGTGGAGGAAAGATCTGATCAAGGTCATGCACTATACTCTGTTCCAATTGTTTATTCATGACAAAGAGCATGCCGCCGCAAGCGAAAGAGATATTGTACAGCGAGAGTTAGCATTAGATCTACCGAATCCTATCGCCAGTGATGGTGTTGACTGGAATCATATCCCAGAAACACAATTAATGACTGAGCTTGACATTGCTGATAAAAATATGCATAATAAGAGTATTGATGATGCAAGTCCTGAGGAGTGGGATAATGTCGCGAAAAAAATCTGGTCAGGTAGACCAACCTACCCAAACGAACTCTAACGTCGTTTCGATAAATGAGTTTCGTGACAGGAAAAACTATCAAGGTGGGATTGTTGAGTATCCGTGCGTCGATATAGTTTCGTATGAGTTGGTTGATTTTGATGGTGAGAAGTTCACAACGATAAGGTTTGACGATGAGTGATATATTTGATTTTGGTTTTACAGCAGTAACAGAAGAAGAACTTGATACAGTACAAACTCTACAACAATCAGTTGAAGAAGCAGGTGATGTTGAAGAGCGACTCAATAAACTGTATAATGCTATACAACCATTGCTGAACAACCTTCGAAAAGACCCAGAGAAAGAGTATATCCTCTGGCCAAATCGTTTAGAGAAGGTTGAACAGTTTTCTGATTTGTTAGACTCAATCTACACAGGTGAATAAAGTTTTGTCATTAAAATCTTATAAGACTCCTCTACGATATCCAGGTGGGAAGTCACGCGCGACTCGGTTCCTTGGTAGACATATCCCAAGCAACTTCTCAGAGTTTGTCGAACCTTTCCTTGGCGGCGGTTCTATGGCGATTGCTATCTCTAAACAGTTCCCCGACAAACCGATATGGGTCAACGACAAGTATTTCAACCTGTATTGCTTTTGGATCATGCTACAAACCCATGGAGAACAGTTACAGGACAAGATTATCGAAAAGAAAGATATTGCGACTTGTTTCCTAGACCAAGAAACTTCACACCGAGAATTATTTATTCAATGTAAAGAAGAAATTCAAACAGAAAAAGATCCATTCGAGATCGCATGGCGATTCTTTGTGTTGAATAAGTGCTCATTCTCTGGATTGGGCGAGTCGTCTGGATTCTCTAAGCAAGCATCTCAGTCAAACTTCTCATACAACAATATTCGTAAACTGGAAGGGTATAACAAAATCATCCAGAAGTGGGATATTACGAACCTTGATTACACTGACATTTTACCTGCTTGCAAGAAAGAAAGTTTCGTGTTCCTCGATCCGCCATATGATATCAATTCATTCTTGTACGGCAAAGGCGGGAATATGCACAACAACTTCGATCACGATGAATTCCGTGACGCAGCATCGTTATGTGAAGGACAGACGATGATTACATACAACTCAAACGATAAACTCAAAGAAATGTTCTCATCGTGGAATCAGTTAGATTGGGACTTGACTTATACGATGCATTCGAGTAAAATATATCGAAAGGATGAGAGTAATAGACGCGAGTTGTTACTGACCAACTACGGTTATCCTAAAGAAAACACCTTGGAGGAATTTTATGACACGAACGCAAATGCAAAGACAACAGATGAGTCGCCGAAGCGAGATCTGGAACTCAATTAGCAAAAATGTTGAGACTAAAGATGAAGATCGACCGAGCGGCTCTCAAAGAGTCAGTGAGCGACACCGTAATCGCAACACCACTAACCCTGTTTCTTAACTGGATATTCCTATCAATCTTTATGGCACTTGGTATGAGTGCCACTGCTATCTCTTTCGGTATGACGGGCATTTTCTTTTGTGTAGCAATTGTGAGAAAATACTATGTCCGAGTTTGGTTCAAGAGAAGGCAGTGAAAGACGTCGCGAGAGGACGCTAAACTCGCTCTGGTCTGTCTCGGTGAAATCCGAGGGCGGTGTCCCGAGATGACATTAAACTCGTGCTGGTCGTTACGCCCGTCTCCTGAGCAAGAGGAAAACTGCTCATTTACTTACACACAACACACACAAGGAGACAATTATGTCTAATACACCATATGAACTTCGGTTCCAAATTTTTCAAGCAGCGAGTCAAAGTCTTATTGACGAATACTGGGCAGCAGATTCGCTCCGTCGACTTATGCTTGATGGACTCGAACCTGTTGATCCGAATCTTATGCCTGATCGCGCCGAGTATCCTACTATGGAAACCATCATGAAAAGGGCGAAGAGCATCAACGGTTTTGTTTCTGGCGGCAGTCAGTAACAGAGATTGCGGAGATTGGCGCAGTCTGGTAGCGCATTCGCTTTGGGAGCGAAGGGTCGTAGGTTCGAATCCTACATCTCCGACCAAACAGGGATAGTAGCTCAGCGGTAGAGCAGTTGGCTTTTAACCAATTGGTCGATGGTTCGAATCCATCCTGTCCCACCAATT